TTAGAAGGCATAACTGTACAAGGCGTGAAACAAGGGAGCTAACGCTCCCTTTTTTTACAATTAATAATAAGTATTAACTAAAATTAAATAATTATGCCTAATGTATATTACACCTTATCTTGTTGTGGACAAAGAACTACACAACCACAATATAGTTGTCACCTCTGTTATCCTGAACAATTTGAACAAGAAATAAAAGCAGACAGTTTTGACTGGGAAAACGCAGATGATGAGTCGCGTGAAGAACATACAAAACTATTAAACAAACTTGGATGGATAACTGTAAAAACAGATGATGATGATTTACCATTTTAAATAGGTTGGAAAGTAATGTAATCTCAATAGTACTCATAAGAACACTTCATCTCAATTGCATTCTTTCCTTCCTTTTTAACAACTCGCTCACTTTGTTCACTCGTTTGCTCCGCACATATTTACAATTAATAATAGATAATATATTACTAACTTAAATTAAATGCTATGAAACTAACATTCATTGAGTGCAACAATTGTGATAGCCAAAAGGGTATCGTAATGTCTGACACACACGCTAATTGCGTTAACTGTAGTCGTCCTTATTCATTAACAGGAACACCTGTATTCTATCCAATAGAAGAAATTGTACATATAGAAGATATGACTATGCAAGAGCAAGAAACATCTCCTTCATTAATTGACTGGAGTACTTGCTTTGAAACTGACGAAATAAGAGTGGCTGTATAGCCATTCTTTTTTTTACTATTAAATATAATAATCA